ATTTAAATATAGACCCTATTATTGCTACATGGCTTGCAAGTGATTCTTATAGCGGCAGAGGCACAGGAAAGACTATCTCAGCTACTACCCTATTACGCAGTACTCAGCAGCAGGTTCTGGGGCATCGTATAAGCACATCTGAAGATATTGTAGAGAATGTAGATATTTCCACTTTACTTAAATCTTCTATAGGTACTGCATTACATAAGTCCATACAAGATGCATGGGAAAATGATACTATGAGAGTTAATGCCTGTAGAGCTCTGGGAATATCTGAAGAAAGAATTAATAAAATTAAAGTTAATCCTGAAAATCCTGATCCAAATGATATTAATTTATTCTTTGAGAAAAGAGTTAAAAAAGAATTTAAGGGTTGGACTATAACAGGTCAGTTTGACCTTGTAGTTAATGGCATACTACATGATTTTAAGTCTACTAGTACATATACCTATATAAATAAAACCAAGGAGAAAGATTATGCTCTCCAGGGAAGTGTTTATAAGTGGCTTAATCCAGAACTGATTAAAGGTGATGTAGTAGTTATTCACTATATCTTTACAGACTGGAATAAGAACTATGCTCTTAATAACCCTGATTACCCTAAGTGCCCTTTCATATCTGTACGGTATCCGCTACTTACTATGGGTGAAATAGAAAATTATATGGCAGATAAACTTCTTAATATGGATTATTTCCTGGATAATCCTGAAATACCTTTGCCTGAATGTGATAATAAAACCCTTATGATAGATGATGTATGGCAGTACTTTGCTACTAACCTGTCTACTAAAGCAAGTAAGAATTTTACTTCCCAGGGAGAAGCTTATGCATACCTTACCGCTAAAGGCGGTAAGGGGATTATTAAAAAGAAAGAGCAAACTCCTAAAGGCTGTGAATACTGTGGCTGCAGAGGAATTTGCAAACAGTATGCAACTTTTAAACAGAAAGGATTAATAGTATGAATGTAGAAGAAACAATAGCTAATGGTGTATATAATCCGCTAACTGAAGAACTTAGAGAAATTCTGGAAAAGAAAACTAATAATGGTTCTCATAATTATTTCAGAATTATTATAGGTTTTCATTTGGCTCAGATTGCATCAAATATGAGGTGTAAGATTAAAGGAGCTACTATAGGTACTGTACCTGTAAATATGTATGCTTGTGGTCTTATGCCTTCTGGAGCAGGTAAAGGACATAGTTTACGTATCCTTGAAGGTCATGTAATTAATCAGTTTAAAACTACATTTATCAGTAATACTCTTCCTACTATTATGGAACAACATCTTAATGAACTAGCTATGGAAAAGTCTGTTCTTACTGGTTTACCCCTCCAGGACTGTTTAAAAGAACTTGTAGCAACTGCTCAAAGCTGCGGTCCTTTACCATATAATTTTGATAGCGGTACCAGTGCTGCATTTAAACAGGTAAGATGCAAAGCACAATTATGCGATGCAGGTGCATTATCCTTTATATGTGATGAGATAGGTTCTAACCTTATTAATAATAGTGAATTAAATTCCATAGGTTTAGAAGTCTTTGATAATGGTGATATTAAAGCCAAGATAACAAAGAACTCAGACAGTAATAAGCGTATAGAGGACAGGTCAGAAAGTGTACCTACTAACATTCTCTGGTTTGGAACTCCAGCTAAGCTGCTGAATAGTGATAAAGAAGAAGAAGTATTTTATGATCTCCTTACTATAGGTTATGCAAGAAGAATGTTCTTCGGTATAGGTGAAAGAGATGTATCTATTAAATTAACTGGTCAGGAATACAGAGATCAGCTAATAGCCTGTAACTTTGAACAGAAACTCCAGGATATCTCAGATAAACTGGGTGCTTTATCTAATCTGGCTTTCCATAATAAAACCCTGCTTATAAATAAAGATGAAGAAGAATTTATTTATGATTATAAAATATGGTGTTTTAATCGAGCCAGCGTATTACCTACACATGAATCTATTAAAGCTATAGAACTTGAACAGAGATGGTGGAAAGCTATTAAACTGGCAGGAGCTTATGCCTTTGTAGAAGGTCTTAATACTGTTACTAAAGACCATATTATAGCTGCCTTAAAGCTTGTAGAAGACTCTGGAGAAGCATTAAAACAGATTCTTAAAAGAGAGAAACCTTATGTAAAACTGGCTAAATATATAGGTGAAATAAACAGACCTATTACTCATGCTGATTTAACTGAAGAACTGCCTTTCTTTAAAGGATCTGCATCTGCAAGACAGGACTTAATTAATCTGGCTTCTGCATGGGGCTATCAGAATGGGATAATTATTAAATCATTTGAAAGAAATAAAATTCCATTTATTGAAGGTCAGATGTTACAGGATACAGATTTAAATAATCTGATATTCTCTGTAAGTGTAGAACTGGCATATCATTACAATGCTCCTAAACCAGAAAACAGAACATGGGAAAAGTTTAAAAGAGTAGGTCATAACTCAGGATTTAACTGGTGTACTCATTACTTTATGGAAGACCCTTCTCATAGAGAATACGGATGTTACAGAAACAGTAAATTTGCTGAGCCTGCTTTTAATCTTCTGGTTTTAGATATAGATGAAGGAGCATCACTTGAATCTGCTCAGGATATACTTAAAGAATATACATATTTTATGTATACCACTAAGAGACATACTCCTGAACATAACAGATTCAGGATTATACTGCCTATGAAATATACCCTATATCTGAATGCAGATGATTATAAACAGTTTATGCTTAATATATTTGAAAGTCTGCCATTTACAGTAGATGACCAGACTAAGGATATATCACGCAAATGGCTGGCTAATGATGGTGAAACATTTGAAAATACTGGTGAATTATTTGATCCTAAACCATTTATCCCTAATACTTCCCTGGATAATGAGAGAAAAGAAAGCATGAAGAAATATGGTAATGTAGATAATGTTACCAGATGGTTCTTAAAGCATTTACAGGTAGGCAACCGTAATAACGGGCTATACCGCTATGCGGCTTTACTGGTTGATAAAGGTTATAACTTTGAAGAAGTTAAGGAGAAAGTAATAGGTCTTAATGCAAGGCTTGAAACACCTATAGACCTGCAGGAATTAGAAAATACTGTATTTACCAGTATTGCACTGAAATATTCAAATTAACTACCTTCAGGGATTGAAAGAGAATCTCTGGGACATCCTGGTAGTAGCTAAAACCAGGAGTCTAATATGCTGCATTTTCTGATAGTAGCGTTAAGTTCGCTCTTAGCGATATGTAAAGCACTTTCTAAACTGTTGAGATGTTAAGGTAGGTTTTTAGCTTATACCCTCTGGAGACTTCATTTGAAGTCTCTTTTTTTATATAATTAAGGAACTTTAAAAAATGACAAAAGAAGAATTTATTAATGCAAATATCGAAAAGCTTGCAATAGATTACTTTAGGCTTAATGACCCAAGTGTGACTAAAGAAGTGTTTATAGACAGAGCTTATAGAACTTTTGAAAAAACTGAAAAAATAAAGAATGCTAAACCAGGTGACTTAGTTGGAGATATCTATCCTGAGCTGCACCAGGCTAACATAATTCTGGATAAAGTAGTAAATATCACAAGAGACTATGTAACTCTTTCAGTAAATGTCTTAGGCATTACAGGTCAAATCAAATTCTCTACTCAGGATATCAATAAAACATTTTCAAATTAAGGAACCATTATGACAGGACAATTACTTATGGTAGTAGGTAAACCTGCTACAGGTAAGACGTTCTCTCTCCAAGGTATAGAAGCTCCAGAAAAAACTCTGTATTTAAACTGTGAAGGTTCAGGTAAACCTATGCCTGTTAAAAACAAGAATCAGTTTAAACAGAAGATTATTACGGAGCCTTATCCAGAACTGTTAGGAGAAAGTTCGTACTTTAATCAGATTATAAATAATAAGGGAAAGATAGATACCGTAGTAATAGATACTCTTACCTTCCTTATGGATATGGTAGAAACCAAGTATGTAAAGACTGCTGATGCTAAGCATACTATGCAGGCATGGGGTAACTATGGCGACTTCTTTAGAAACCTTATGAGTCAGTTTGCTAAAACTCTGGCAGCAGATATAAATATAATAGTTATGTCCCATGTGGCAGACAGAGTTAATGAAACTGACATGGTACTGGATTCCTATATCCCTGTAAAAGGGGCTGTAGGTAAAACTGGAGTAGAAGCTTATTTTTCAGATATAGTTGCTACTAAGAAAGTTAAAATATCTGAGCTGGAGCCTTATCAGAATAGCTTATTGCATATTACTGAAAAAGAGCAAAAGACAGGTATTAAACACGTTATTCAAACTCAGATTACTAAAGATACAGTAGGAGAAAGAATACGTGGCAATCCTGATATGTGGGATGAAAGTGAAACCTACATTGATGGGAACATCCAATATGTTTTAAACAGAATGAAAGAATTTTATGGAGACTAATTTATATGGAAAAAGTTGTAATTAATAATGGCGGATTTGACGTTACCAATTCATTTGAATCAGATTCTACTGGTTCTCTGGTTTGGGATACCGGACTGTATCAAGCTCTTTTAAAGTGTGCTTATTTTGGTACTACTAAAAAGGGTGATCCATTCGTAAACCTTGTTATTGAAATCAATGGTATTACTAAGACCTTCCCTATTTATATTATGTATTCAGATACGCATACTACTACTAAGAAAGGTCCTGATGGTAAGCTGAAGTCTATGCCTGGGTACATCCAGATGAACTCATTATCTTATATCATTACAGATAAGGTGTTTGATCAGATTTCTTCAAACCAGGAAGAAAAGATTATCAAAGCTTATAACTGGGATACCAGAAAAGAAGAGCCTAAGACTGTAATGGCACTCACAGACCTGTGCAATAAGCAGATTAAGGTAGGTATTAAGAAAGTAGAAAAGCATAAGACTGCATTAATTAATGGTCAGTATGTACCTACTACTGAAACTTTCTTTACCAATGAAATTGACAGATTCTATACAGAAGATGGCAAGCTGGCTAAAGAAAAGGCAGAGGGTAAAGAAGCTTCTTATGCTCTTAACTTTAAAAAGAAAGCAGGTCAGGTATACCAGGAAAAGCTGTCTATGACCCCTATAGCACCTCCTGCAGCACCTGCTAATACTGTTGCAACAGCAGGTACTCCGGGTGTACAGGTAACGAGTCTGTTTGATGATTGATATAACAATATCTGTACCATACTGGGTAGTCCTTCCTAGGAAACGAAAGAAGGACTTAAAAGTATACTTAAACTTTAATGAATACCATAACTGGTATAAACATAAACGTAATGCTATCAAACAGAAATATACAGAAGACATTTCAGATATTGTTAAAACTTTACCTGAATTTAAATGTATCTGCAGTATAAGCTATACATTATATACTGCTACTAAAAGACTGTGTGATTTTAATAATTATATAGACTTAGTAGATAAGTATTTCTGTGATGCTCTGGTAATAAATAACATTATACCGGATGATAACTATACGTATATAAAGTATACTTCCAGTACCTGTGGAGGCATAGACAGATCTAACCCAAGAGTTGATATACGTATTCAAGGATATTAAATGTTATATAAAGGTAATACAGACCTGTTATTATCCAAGAATATACTGGGAATTTTAGGTACAGAAAAGCCAGACCCTTCTACGCTTAAACTGCTTAGAAGGGTTATTATTGCAAGGAAGCCTGATGTAATTGTTACTACAATAGGTAAAGGAGTAGCAATAGAAACCATAAGAACAGCTCTCAGTATGCAGATACCTCTTATACTGGTTCTTCATTCTGGTTTTAACAGGATTATTCCCAGCAGTTATCGTGTTTTACTGCCTGAAATTCTTTCTACTGGTTTGTTAATATCTTTCATAGAACCTAATGGATTATCTGATGAAAAACTTAAAGAAACTGCAATTATGGAGGTGTCTAACATATGTACCTCCATAGTAGGTATGCAATTCGCTTATCTTTCTAATATAACTAATGCACTATTTAATGCATTAAATTTACATAAACCAGTATATGTACGTAACATGGATGTTACAGGTAATCAGTATTTTTTAAAAAATAAATTAGCCAGAAAAGCTTTAAGCAGGAATTAATTATGACAACAAAATCAAAGTATAAACTTGGTGACTCAGGTTATATTCTTAACCCGGAGACAGATGAGCAGGAAGATATCTATGCAGTATCTGTAATAGGATCTAAACTAACTATTGAGCTGCCGCATATACAGGATTATATAGATGCATTAAATGAAGCCAGAGAGTACAAGAAGAAGTTCGAAGTACTCCAGGGTAAATACGATAAAGTAAGACCCATTTTAGAGAAGCATAAAACAGTATTTACAGCCATTCTCAATAGCCTTAAAGGGGGTAGTAGGGGAGTAGGCAGAGAAGACCTGTTTATGCGTGAATTAATACAGGAAATAGAGGGACTCTTAAATAATGATTAATGTAAAAGTTATAGCAGATCATCAGTATGTAGATTACGGAAATAAACAGCATAGAATAACTACCTTTGAACTGGAATACCCAAGGTTTATTCACTCTGAATTGCTTACACACAGAGTTTTCAGCCGTAATTCTGCATCTTCCAGGGCTATCCCATTAGACCGTATGATAGATCTTGTTATAGAGAACCCTGTAGTGCCTAAATGGACTCTTAATCAGAAAGGTATGACAGGTCTTGAAGTAACTAATGATATTACTAAGGCACAGGCTATGGCAGTATGGGTAGATGCCAGAGACAGCGCTGTTAAGTATGTTAATAAACTTAAAGAACTGGGTATTCATAAACAAAATGCTAACAGACTACTAGAGCCTTTTCAGCATATAAAAACAATACTTACAGGCACTGATTTTGATAATTTTTTTAAATTAAGAATCAGTGCAGAAGCTCAACCTGAAATTAAAGAACTGGCAGTAAAAATGAGAAATGCCATGAATGAGCATATACCTTCTGTATTAGGTCCAAATCATGTACATTGTCCTTATATGCTAGATCCGGTAGATAAAGGAGATATCAGAACTGTACTGACTTCTGTAGCATTATGTGCACAAGTGTCATATAGAAGAGAAGATTCTAAGGAAGAAACCGTATCTAGAATAATTAACAGATTGCTTAAAAGTAGTAATGTACATGCTTCTCCTTTTGAGCATATATGTATGATCCGTTCCGCTATAGCGGAACAGAAAGGTAATCTTAATGGTTTTACTCAACTAAGGCATATTGTGGAACGGTTCAAAAAATTAAATAAAATTGATGACTACTATATTGCTTTAGTAGAATACGGTGATAAACTGTGGGATGACTTTACCAGTTTACTTTGACATGGGACTCCGTTGGGTAGGCACTACTTATGTAGTGCCTTTTTTATGAGGATAAAGAAATGATTAAAATACCTAATAGCAGAGAAGAATTAGAACAGGAAATGCTGGAAGAAGAATTTGTAGAAAAAATTTTAAAAATGTTTGATTCCAGATATGGCTGGACTGATAAGTATATTACAAAAGAAGATATTTTAAGAGAAGAAGCCAAAGAAAGAAACTGGGAATACTTTAAGGAATACCTGCATGAACTGGCTTCTGAAATATATAATCCTGAATATGAAGGATTATTTGTAAGAGCTTTATTCAGAGATTTTATAGTTAATAACATTCTTACTAAAGAGGAGTAAATATGATTTATAGAGAATTTATACATAATAGAACTTATCCACTGGTAACGTTTTATGCAGTTAAAGCAGATGGAACTATTCTTGCTGATTACAGAGACGACATGAAAGAGGATGAACTCGGAGATATGTCTGTAATAGCTATTATCAGACAAAGAATTTATATGAAGACTTATAAAGAAGAAGTCCCTAGTGAAATAGTTGTACTGGGAGAGCCTTTAAAGAATACAGATGATGAAGTAGTTAAGTATTTTAAGGATTTAAAATGAAACTTGACTCTAGAATAACTGAAGGACCCTTAGACTGTTTTGATACTGAAATTGCTGAACAGTACATCGGTAAAACAGTTTACTGTACTAATATTGCCAGTTACGTGACTGATTTAAAACACTGTAAAAAAGGTAAATTCTTAAGTATTGATGAAGACAATGAGTATGCCTATGAAGTACGTGTTGGAGAATTTGTTGGGTTGTACTTGTATATAATCCCAGAAGAATGGATTAAGAGGAAATAAATCAATGGAAATAGCAGATGTATTAAAAAAGTTAGAAATAATAATTGAAGAGACAGACAAGGAATTATATGAAAAAGGTGCTGATGAATTAGATAGAATTGTTGAGGTACCTACTACTGACGCAGAGGCATTGCTAGATTGCACATGGTTACGTGGTTATTTTAAATGTGCTTGTGATTTAAAAATGGAAATTGAAGAGGAGTTAGAAAATGAGTGATAACATAAATAAACCAGAGCATTACACATATGGTAGATTCGAATGTGTTGATGTAATACATGAACTCACTAAAGATTTAGCAGGTATACAGGCATTTGCTTTAGGTAATACCATTAAGTATCTTTGGAGATTTACTCATAAGAATGGAGTAGAAGATTTAGAGAAAGCCAGATGGTATTTAGATAGACTTATTAAAGAATTTAAAGAACCAAAGGAAAATGACAGTAAACCAAATAAAACAGATACTGAACCAAAGGAAGACTTTAGAGTAGGTATCGGAGAATTTAGTAAATCTTTAAATCTCTTTATACCAAATGGAGAACAGCTTAATCCATTTGTAGAATCTAATGATTCATATAATCATGCACAAGATTATTTAGGAGATGCTACTAATCCTAATGCCTGTATGACTGCCAATAAGCCTAACCCTAATTACACAAATAAAACTACAGCAAGACCAATATATCAGCTAGATAACGATTTGAATGTTATCAAGAGATATGAGTCTATTCATGCAGCAATAATAGATCATCATAATAATGGTGTAGGCTATGCTGTAAGACACGGTACCAGATGTAATGGGTATTTATGGAAGTATGCAGATTGAGATTCTGTATATACTTAATTAGATGGATTATAAGTGGAATAGTAATGTTTCCACTTATGCAGTTACTGGCACCTTATATTGATTTATGGCTCAATCTCCTGCTGGGTCAGATATTTGGTGCCTGCATATTTTACTGGATAGATAAGAGAATATTTAAATAATGACTGATAATTTTAAAAAAGAATTTGAACGTTATAAAGAAGCTGTTACCTCTGATATTCAAGAAATGGAATTAGTTATTTCTTGGCTAGAGCAATTCCGAGCAAATTTTGAAGATAAGGAAATAGAAAAAGTTATTTCCTTTTTCAAAGGATACTTAGCTCGTGCAAAGTTTGAAAAACAAAAAACTACAGAACTTTCATGGCATATTGAAGAAATCAAGGAGTAAGAAATGAAATTAGATATTAGGATTAAATCAATATCAGATATTTTTACTTGCACTAATATAGAAGAAGCAAAGCAATTTATAGGTAAAAGAGGTTACTTTGCAGATTGTATGATTAGTTTTGAAGATTTAAGTCAAAGAGAGTTATATACTTTAGATCGTGTTGATGATGAAGAGATTCCATTTGTATCAGGTAATGTACATTGGAGATATTTTCTACCTGTAGACAATCTTAAACCAGCAGAGAAGAAATACAGACCTTATACACTGGAAGAATTTTTAAATGAGGGATTTGAGGTCTTAAATGAGGGA